CAAGAATTTCAACCTCTATATGGACCAGGAATTCTTGTCGCGCATGTTGGATGGGGAAATTCTTGATGGGGAGATGTATAACCACGGAGATATTACGTTTCAGGAGTTGATTTCTCTCATTAAGGACGAAAAGACGCCTGATTTGGTGTCATTGAAAAAGTATGTGAAATTTTGGTGTTATGATCGTCCTGATGGCGAAAGGGGATTCAGGGATCGATTTGTGGAGCATATCCTGGGTATCGATGGGTTGCAATACGTTCGATGTGTCCAGACCTTGACGGTGAAGAACGAAGAAGAAGTCAAACTTCAACATGCATATTACGTTCAAGACGGGTACGAAGGTTCCATCATCCGGTCTGGTGGAAATGAACCGTATAATTTTCAGTACCGTGACAATCAATTGCAGAAGTACAAGGATTTCCAGGATGCGGAATTCATCATCGTGGGATGTAAGGAAGGGGTCGGAAAAGACGAAGGGAAAGCCATTTTCCGATGCACTACAAGCCCTGAAGGTAAAGAATTTGATGTACGTTGCAAGGGGACCGATGCTTTGCGAAGGTCGCAGTGGCAACAACGGACTAGCTATATTGGGAAGCCGTTGACAGTGCGTTATCAAACGTTGAGTGATGATGGTATTCCAATTTTCCCGGTGGGCATTACAGTGAGGGATTATGAATAATCTCGATACCGAGGAGGTTGAAAGACTTAAGGAAGATCTTGCAGATGCCCAGTCTGAGATCGAACGCCTGGAGTCAGAATTGGCGGAGTTGTATGATAAAGAAGGAGTATCTACAGCTCAACAAAAACCCAACGGTGACGATGGCGATATTGCGGCACTCATTCGCAAAATAGACAGATTAGAGAGAGAGGCAGCGTGTCTTCGTGTTGAGAGGAACCAATTTCATCAGGACAACACCAACCTTACTGAAAAACTGCGGTGTGTTGGAGAGGAGCACCAAGAAAATTACATTCGAGCATTGAGTCTTCTTCATATGTTTGCCGAGAATGAGGGCAGCTCTGATGCCATATGTACCATACTAACGAGTCCTATATGGAGGAATTCTAGGGAGTGGGTGCGTAAAATAACTCCAGTAGAACTAAAACAACGGTTGAAATCCTCAGGAAGGAAGAAATGATGAGCACAGAAAAATGGACAGATAGCAAGTTAACGTTGAAGTGGGATCGTACGGGGGCGGATCTTCGGGTGTATACCCCTGAGGGGGAATTGGTCTACACAAGTGTTGTGGGATTTGTTCATCCTGACTTGTCGGCGCGTCAGGCTAAGTGGATTTCTGATCATTACAACGCGAAGAGGAAAAACTATGTTTTCGTCTAAGTATGTGCCCATTCCCTTTGCTCAATGGCTTACTGAGAATGAGGTTGATCTACGGGCAGAATTCGAGTCTAAGTATCCTAGCTCCCAAGAGTTGCCGCCCTACTCTATAGAATGCTCGGTGTGTGATGGGAGTGGGTCATCAGAATGCGATTTGGGTTATGCCCATATGTGCCACAATTGTAAGGGTACGGGGGATGTGCCTACGGACTCAAGGGGGCGACCAGTTGAAACTTTTCGCACGTATGCACATGACATGTACCATGATCAGATTGCAGTTGACCGAGCCTGTGCTCGACGATTCGAGAAGGAAATGAGTTATGCCTAATGTCATCCAGAGCAGCAACAAGTTAATCAAGATGTGGACTCCGGTGGAGGATGTTGAATCTTCGGCACTGGAACAGTTAAAAAATACGGCGAGTTTGCCGTTTATCTTCAAGCACGTCGCCGTGATGCCTGATGTGCATTATGGCATTGGGGCGACGGTGGGCTCAGTGGTTGCGACCAAGGGAGCGATCATTCCCGCGGCCGTTGGGGTGGATATTGGTTGCGGGATGATGGCGGCGATGATGCCGTTCCGTGCTAACCGATTGCCGGACAATCTACAAGGGTTGTTCGATTCCATCTCGAAGGCAGTCCCAGTCGGACAGGACATGCACAAAAGTGTTGATGTATGCGCCAATGCAGTCTTGCCTCATACCCTTGATATGCCCAAGGGATTTCACGACCTTCCCGATAAGGTTACGGATGATCCTTTGCGTGTTGTTAAGCAGTTGGGTACGCTGGGCGGTGGAAACCACTTCATTGAAGTGTGCCTAGACTTAGATGATAATGTATGGGTCATGTTGCATTCGGGGTCGCGTGGAATTGGCAACAAGATCGGGAACTACTACATTGACCGTGCCAAGGAGATCATGAAGCAGTATATGATTAAGTTGAATGATCCGAACCTTGCATACCTTGTAGAGGGTTCTGAATTGTTCAATGACTATTGGCGGGATTTGCAGTGGGCCCAGTCTTATGCTATGATGAATCGCACGTTGATGATGAGGTCTGTATTGCGTTCGATTGCCGAGGTAATCTTCGGTGACGCGGATACCGTGGTATCCCCTGAGTTGATGATAAATTGTCACCATAACTATGCAGAGAGGGAGAACCATTATGGTGAGAATGTTATCGTCACACGTAAGGGGGCTGTCCGCGCTCGCGTGGGTGATATGGGCATTATTCCTGGATCGATGGGCACCCGCTCATATATTGTCGAAGGTCTGGGCAACAGCGAGTCGTTCTGTTCATGCTCACACGGAGCGGGACGGGTAATGTCTAGGAGTAAGGCGAAGGAAACGTTTACCCTTGAGGATGTCGAGAAACAGACGGCTGGCATCATGTGCCGAAAGGATGCTGGGATCATTGATGAATTGCCTTTGGCGTACAAGAATATCGATGAAGTTATGGACAATCAAAAGGACTTAGTAAGGGTGGTCGCTGAATTGCGTCAGGTACTTTGTCTGAAAGGGTAAATTATGACAATCCATGAACGATTTGAGCAGTTTGAGGGTGAGTTTCTTAAGTTCGATAGAGTAAAAAACAAGAGGTCAAAACGACCAGACCTCCATGCGTTTATCGTTCTAGATGAATTATTCCCCGATACGCGGGATATGGTATCCGGAGCAGAGCATGATGAAATATTCCTCTCGGTGGATCTTGGGGAATTTCACGCTAAAGTCTCTGATGACCACATTCTTGAATTAGTGCGTTGTGGTGTCCTAGTGACTGAGTATAAATGCCTGGGAATGTACGCCTAACGGAGATTTGACACAACATGAAGACTCAAGACCCATATTTTATGAATCGGTTGGCAAATTGCCACAATCCGTATCAGGATTTCAAGACGCACAAGCGAGTGGTTTGTGTGTGCTCCGCTGGTTTGCTCCGGTCCCCCACCGCCGCATGGGTGTTGTCGCAGGAACCGTGGAATTACAATACACGGGCGGTGGGAAGTGTACCAGAATTCGCCTTGGTTCCATTCGATGCCGTGATGCTGGAATGGGCGGATGAAGTTGTGTGTATGACTAAAGAACAAAAGGACTATACAATGGCACAACTCGCTATGCACAAACACATACTCGGTAAGCGTGTGTTGTGTTTGGATATTCCTGACAACTTCGGATATCGTGATCCTGAATTGGTACAATTGATTCGGGACCGGTATACAGAAAAATCGAAGTTGCCATGACACTTGACAACGGGGAACTTTTAGTGTATCATTTAGATTCACTTGTAGCTGCACCAATACATACTGACAGGTAGTTAGACTTTTCAAGAAGGATGTGATCAATGATGGAACTGTTGAGTAGTTTAGGGCATCTTGCGGTAATCGCAATTGCCGTGCTGACGGTAGGGGTTGTGATCTATGACTACTTCGTTTATGACGGTGGGGATTGGAAGAAACCATACTGACCCTTCTGTCTAAATAAGTAGCGTTCAGAAAGGAAATCATGAAACCGAAAACAGTTGAGACACGGGTGAAGGAACTGCTTGCGAAAGATGAACCCACCTACGGGTTTATGGAACTGTCTAACATTGAGTTGGCCACCGCACTAAACTGGTATAACCAATTCAGCGACAAAGAAGCGTCTCACAAATTTCTTGCAACGTACTGTGGCGCCCACGGAATCAAGTTAAACCCGCAACAAATTACTCAGCAGGTAGCCACCCTTGGTTTCGTCTGTCGGATGTTAACATTAGGTGCTGTACTCAATGACCGATCCATGCACTGGCTGGATGATCATCTGAAGCGCATGACTACGGAGTCAGTTTCTACCAAAACGGAAGAACCTACCCCGTTGGTAACCCCCAAACCTTCTATTCAAGACTACTTGAAACAAAAGACCAGGTCTGTGATTGCTGTCTTAGAGGGGGCGATTGACTCGCTTATTTTGTCTGATTTCAAGACATCTCCGAACACTGCATCGATACTTCGCTCTAGTGAGTTGAATAGTTCCCATGGTCCTCAGATTATCAATTGGGCGAAGCATTATCGAGATGAGTATCGGATTGCCATACAGGGGTCGGACGCGCAAGTGGTGGAGGCCTATGATAACTACACACGACCGCAATTGAAGAAGATGGAAGCCCTTTACGATCAAATCATTTCTGACATGCTTGCCGTCATGGGGGAAACCAAAAAGGAACGGAAGCCTCGCGCTAAGAAGCAGAAAACCCCCGGCCAGCAGGTTAAAAAACTGCAATACTGTCCTTCTGATACGGAATTGAAGTTGACTTCCGTGACTCCAACCCGGATTATAGGTGCTGAAGGTCTGTGGTGCTACAATCGTGTCACGCGGATGCTCACCCACTATGTGGCTGACGATGCGGCAGGCCTGGGGATTAAGGGTTGCACAGTGCTCAACTACTCCAAAGATATGACACGATCCAAAAAATTGCGAAAGCCTGAAGTGTTGCTCCCGCAAGTGCTCTCAGGTGGGAAAGTGGTCTTGCGGAAGTTGTTTGATGAATTGACAACAAAGGACGCAAAAGTAACTGGGCGAATCAATAAGGACACTGTATTAGTGAGGGTGATTTCATGATGGGATTTGTTGCACTGGGTGACTTGATCATAAATGTTAGTGAGATTGTCTATATCGAACAGGATTTTGTCGGGTCATCAGCAACAGAAAGTTGGACGATACATTTTAAGAACAAGACATCGGTGAATATCTCGATAGAAAAATGCGAAGAGTTGGTCAGAGGACTCAATCGGGCAGTCTCAAGTGGGGTAATAGGTTAATATCATGATCATTGTAGATTTTTCACAGATCGCCTACGCTTGTATTCTCGACCACCTGGCGGCAACCAAACAACCCAATGCCACTATAGATATAGTCCGGCATATCATCTTGAACACCCTTCGTTCAAATGTGAAGAAGTTCAAGAAACAATATGGAGAAGTGGTGGTTGCGTTTGATGGGAAAAACTATTGGCGGAGGGAACGATTTCCCCATTACAAGCACCGTAGGAAGAGTGATCGAGATAAGTCGATATTCAACTGGGAGTCCATCTTTACCTGCCTGGACACTCTTAAGAGTGAGTTACAGGAGCATCTAGTCTATCGAGTGCTTTCAGTGGATGGTTGTGAAGCTGACGATATCATAGGATTCTTGTGCCATCTATTCGGTCCCACCGATACCCAGATTCTCATTATTTCAGGTGATAAGGACTTTGCACAGCTACAGGTGTACCCAAATGTCAAGCAATACTCTCCTATGTTGAAGAAGTTTATTGTGGAACAGAATCCCTATGCTGCGTTGAAGCAGCATATTATTCGTGGAGATTCTGGTGATGGTGTGCCGAATATCCTCTCTCCTGATGATGTGTTTGTGGTAGGGGGTCGTCAGAAACCCATCATGGAAAAGAAGTTGGTGGAGTGGATAAATATGCCAGTGGACATCTTCTGCAATACCGAAGGAATGTTGAGGAATTTCCGTCGCAATGAGGAATTGATCGATTTCAAGAAGATTCCTACGGAAGTACAACAAAAGATCAGACGTGCATATGAGACAACGGCGCCGCATGCGCGCCAGGTGTTTTTACACTACTTGATTGCAAGCGGGCTCCGTGAATTGACAGAATCAATTCAAGATTTTTAATTGGAGGTGGTATGAATAACAATTCGGCTCTATTTAACGAGGTTTTTGAAGAGTTTGACAAAGCGAAGACTCGTGATCAGCGAATTGCGGTACTTCAGAAGCATGGGCGCAATGTGTGGTTCAAAGAATTTTTGAACTATGTGTTCAATCCGAAGATCAAGTTTGATATCATGGAAATCCCTTCCTATCGTCCCTCGCCGCAGCCCGCAGGTCTGTGCTTCTCTACATTGAGCAATGAGATTCGCCGTTTGTATATTTTCATTGAGGGGCATCCTAAGCGTGCTGCTAAGTTGGATGCGAAAAAAGAGCAGCGAATTCTTGTGGCCTTACTAGAATCTATCCACAAGGGGGAAGCCGAGTTGCTGGTGAAGTGTTTCAACAAGGACTTGGATGTTCGGTATCTGACTGCACGATTGGTGAAAGAGGCCTTCCCAGAAATCCCATTTGTGGTAGAAGATCCGAAGGTAGAATTGCCTATTCCTAAAGTCAACAAAATCAAGGCCACCGGTACTGTAAACAAGGCGATCTAATGCTATCCTTTGCTGTCATTACCCCGACCGTTGGATCGGAATACCTGAGGCAAAATATCTTGTCGCTTCGTGGGCAGGATTGTGCCCATTATATTGTGGTGGATGGGCGTGAACATTGGGAGAAAGTGAATAAACTCTTGATGAGTCCGGGAGGACCAGGTTTATCACAACAAGAACGATTCATTTCCTTAGATCAAAATGTCGGGAAAGGTTGGTATGGGCATCGAGTATACGCTGCCTCTTCCTTCTTAGTCAAAGAAGACGTTCTGTGTTACCTGGATGAAGATAATTGGGTAGAACCGAATTTTATCCAAGCCTTCCGAGAGGTATTCCAAGATCCTAAATATCAGTGGGCCTACACCCTCAGGAATGTTGCTACACCAGATGGAATTGTTCAGTGCCCCGATAACTGCGAAAGTCTAGGGAATTGGCCTGTGGTGTTTGACTCACAACGGCACCATATTGATACGGGTTGTTTTGCTATTCCTCGCAGTCTTGCGGTGCAGGTGGGGCATCATTGGTATGGTCAGTGGGGCGCTGATAGACAGTTCTATGCAGCCGTGAAGGCCGCGGCACCTGATTACGGATGTACTATGCAACACACATTAAATTATCGTTTAGGTAGTGAGACCAGTAGGGCCACTCTCAAGATGTTCCAGGAAGGTAATAGATTAGCACAACAATGTTACATGGACAAGGAGAATTACCCTTGGCACACCCTGAGAAGAAAAAAAGAATTAAAATTAATCTACCAGACTATG